GTTAATTGAGCAAGTAGTTGCCTAACTATTTGCCATAATCAGGGAAACGGGGGCTTAGGTCCCCGTTTTTCTTTAATAGCATAGAACTAGTTGATAAACCAACTAAATACTTTGAGCAAGAAGGACTTGCACTCTTACAATATGTGAAGGACACAATATTATGGCTTACGCAGTCGAAGGAGATCTCCTAGAGATCGAACCCACAATTTTGGATTATGGCGTACTTGAATTCGACGCCGAATTAGCAAAATCAGAAACAGAAGTTAACAGAATACTATCAGTTCGTTGGTGGCCTGTCTATGCAAAAGACAGACGATATGACATCGTTAGAAGAGCCGGCGAACTATTAATGGATGCTACATTGTTAGATCCAACTCAATGGACACAGGCAACAGTTTATCACGCATTAGCATATCATATTTGTCCTAAATTATCAACATTTGATCCCGCAAGAGATGTATTCCGAGAAAAGATGGAGTACTATGCACGAAGATTTGAAACAGAAATGGATTTGTGTATGAGAGAGGGTGTAAGATATGATGATAATGACGATGGTACATATCAAGATATTGAAAAACTACCTGATGTTACATTGAGGTTGAGAAGATGAGTATTCGTGAAGACCTCGCCAAAGACATAGTTACTACATTAAAAGAAATAGAAGATCCCAAACCAGTATTGGTTACTAGGGAACCTTTTGATGTAGAGAAATTAGCAATCACACAATTTCCTGCTATCTTAGTACAAACAGGTGACGAAATAAAAGAAACCACTTCTATGGGAGCACCAAGTAGTGGGCGACGCATCAGTACAATAAACTATCAGTTGCGTTGTTTTGTAAGAGGCAATGAATTAGATACTAAAAGAAACGATCTAATTGAGAGCATTGAGGAAATACTTGATACAGACAGGTATAGAGGTAAAAATGCTAAGGTAGTGGTTAATAGCCAGATAACACAAATAGAAGTTATTGAAAGACTGCAACCACTTGCAGAATTTAACATGACATTTGAAGTCATATATCAACATGTAAGAGGAGCGAATTAATGAAAGAAAAGATTACGGTCCATAAAGGATCTATTACAGAACTTATCAACCCAGATAAGTTACATAAGTTTCTAAATGCTGGATGGTCAACAATAGCCAGTAAAAAGAAGAAAGTGGATGTCGTCGATGTCCAACCTACGGTAAGTGCCACTGCTACCGTTGAAAAATCAGTGGTAGAAGTCAATACAGATAAAGGAGAAGAGTAATGGCTGTATATACAGGAGTTGACGGCGCCATTGAAGTTAATGGAGTGTCTGTCGCAGAAGTAAGAAGCATTAGTTTAGAAATGTCAAGTGATACCATCGAGACTACGGTCATGGGGGATAGTTCCAGAACCTATTTAAAAGGTATGAGTTCTTTCTCAGGCACTGCAGATATCTATTTTGTAGATAGCGAATGGGCAGGTAGTGATGTGACATTTAACCCAACAAGTGCAAGTGGTTCAGTAGGTGATGCACCAGTAACACTAAAGTTCTGGATTTATGATGATCCATCTGCTACTACAGATGTTGGATTTACTGGTAATATTATTATTACTGGTCATACAATTAATGCAAGCATGGACGGAATGACGGAAGCATCGATTTCATTCCAAGGTTCTGGTGGTGCAACATTCAGTAATACTGGAACATTATAATCGTATGATTAAAATTACCTTTAAAGGTATAAAGCAAAGCATCAAGAGCCTAGAAGGAAGCGTTAAGAAAGAATTCTGGGCACTTGGTGATTTTGCTGATAAATCTGTAAGGAAATACACAGCAGTAGACACGGGGTATGCGAGGGCAAGTTGGAATCTAGACAAATACGATAATGGTTTTACATTATCTAATAATGCACCATATATTGGAAGACTAGATGAAGGCTGGAGTAAACAACACCCCAGAGGCTTTACGGAGCCAACCTTAAACGCAATCAAAAGGAGAAAAAGAAAATGAGCACCAAAGTAATAGAAAAAGCAACAGCACACTTTAGAACAAGAATAAGTGGAGAAATGAAATCTATCTTCGTACCTGAATGGGATACAAAGATTTGGTTTAAAGAATCAACAACATTAAAAGAAGAAGCAAAATTAGTTGAACTTGCACAGGCAGGTAAAACTGTAGAAGCATTAGTAGAAACACTTATTACCAAGGCAAGAAATGAGGATGGTACTAGGATGTTTAACCATGCTGACAAGGTTACTTTTATGAATGAAGTTGATCCCACAGTTGTTATTAGAGTTTGTTCAGATATGAATGCAGTGAACGCAGAATCCAATACTTTGGAGGCGGCTGAAAAAAACTAAAGGAGGATCCCGACCTAAAGTTTTGTTATAGACTAGCAAAAGATTTAGGTATGAGGGTCCAGGATATTTTAGAAATGACTACTGCAGAATTTACTGGGTGGGTGGCTTTTTATAGATGGGAAGCAAACGAACATAAGAAAGCAATGCAAAAAGCCAAGACAAGGAGCAGATAATGGCAGACGCAACAATTAAGATAGATGCCGATACCCGTGGCGTATTTCAACAAATTAATAAAATTGAAAGAGCCATGGGTAAGTTGCAGACTAAGGCTGCAACAGCAAATGCCGCATTAGGTAGAATAAGTGGGACTGCTGGAAGAGTCGCCAAAGTAATGGCGGCCGCTTCAGTTGCAGTTGGTGCATTTGCCGCAGGCGCAGTTGTTCGAAATGTTATTAGTGTAACGCAGGAGATGGAGCGTTTTAGAGGGCAGTTAACTACCTACCTTGGCGATCAGAAATTAGCAAACTATGAATTAGATAGATTAGGCAAACTTGCAAATACTTTACCACAAGACCTGGGTGAATTGACAAATGCATTCACTATATTTACCAGGATGGGTATTGACACCAGTAACGAATCACTAAAAGCATTTTCCAATATAGCATCTGCCAATAGCAAGAGCATGACGCAACTTGCTGAAGCAGTTGCTGATGGTATGACAGGTGAATTTGAAAGATTTAAAGAGTTCGGTGTTAAAGTTACAAATGAAAGCGGTAAGTTAGTTGCAAGATTAGGTGAAGATATTGTCGCTGTTGGTGATACTGGAGCAGAAGTTACCAAGGCACTTGTGGCGCTTGGTCAGGAGGGAGGCAAATTTGCAGGTGCGGCAGAAGCACAGGCAGCCACACTGGGAACTGCTCTCAGTAACCTAAGAGGTGCCGCCTATCAGGCTGCAGACGCCATTGGTCGTGCTGGTTTTGCACAAGCATTGACTGATACTGTAAACCAGGTTAGTGAAATGATAAACACTAATCCTCAGTTAATTGATCAGATATCTCAAGGTTTAACAACAGCATTCTTATTATTAAAGTCGGCAATTACCTTTGTTATAGAAAACATTGATATTTTAGCCTATGCATTTATTGCGTTCTTTGCGATAGGTGTTGCAGCCAAAGTACTGAGCATTGCTACAATTATGGGCGGAGCATTATTTAAAGGTATAATGTTGGCTGCCAAGGCAGTTGCTTTCCTAACAATGGTTGCAAAACGCAATCCAATTATCTTTGCCGCTAGTGTAGCCATTGCAGGTATTACTGCAATGACAGATGCATTTGGTTGGTTTAAAGACAAAGCAGAAGAAGTTGGAGATGCATTAGGTGGTGTTACAGATGAACAGAGTGCATTAGGTCAAGAACAGAGTGTGTTTAACAAACTACTTGCAGAAGGTAGTAAGATTGTTGACACCTTATCCAATGCTGTTCCTAATCTTAAAAAAGCATATGAAGAGGCTAGAGCTGAAGCCCAAAGATATGTGGAAGAGGCTAGGAAGAAAAATGTAACAATGTCTGACGAAGAAGCTCAGACCATGAAGTTAGCCAAAGAGCAAGAACTTCAGGCAAAAGCTCTAGAAAGATATAACCAAGAACAAGAAAATTATCGCAAAACAGCGTTAGCAGGTTTAGAGCAAGAGCTTGCACTACAACAAAAACGCCTGGATATGTATGGTCAGTCAGAATCTGCTATCACTGCTGAAATAGCGGCATTGGAAGCAGTAGCAAATGCTAAAAAGGCAAACAATGCAGTATCAAATGACACACTGGCAACAATATACTCAGAAACAAAGGCAAGAACAGAACAATTAGAAGCAATCAAGGCTGAGATAGAATTAAAAGATGCATTAGCAGAAGTAAACAGAAAAGCCACTGATGTAGAAGCAGTAAGAGCAGGATCAAGTGCATTTAAGAGAATGAATCCTGCTAAAGAAATGAAAGATACCTATGAGAAAGAACTCAGAGGTCTGGAAATTCTAAGAGATAATGATGCAATCAGTGAAGAAGAATACTTAAAGACAAAACTAGCACTACACAAAGAATACGAAAACGAAATCTTCGATCTGCAGAAGAGGCAGATGGAAGAAAAGTTAAGAATGAATGGTGTTGTCAATGATGAAATTATCAGAATGACAATAGACCAAATGGAACAGGTTAAAATGATCCAGCAAGGTGGCATTCAAGGTATTCAAGGTGTATTAGGTGCAATGTCAAATGTATTTGGTGCAATGGGCACACAAAATAAGAAAGCATTTGAAGCACACAAGGCATTGGCTATTGCACAGGCACTGATATCTACATACCAAGCGGCGGCAATGGCACTTGCATCTGCACCTTGGCCATTTAGTTTGATATTAGTTGCAGGAGCAGTAGCGGCAGGTCTTGCACAAGTAAATGCAATTAGAAGCCAACAGTATTCAGGTAGACAACTTGGTGGACCTGTTATGGGCGGTGAAGGTTACATAGTTGGTGAAGCTGGACCCGAGCTATTTGTACCACAAACAACAGGCACTATTGTACCTAATAGGTCATTAGGCAGTGGTGGTGATGTTAATGTTAACTTCCAGATTGTTGCAAATGATACACAGGGCTTTGATGAACTACTATATAACCGTAGAGGTTTAATAACTCAAATCATTAGTGACGCAATGGTAGAGCGTGGACAACGAGCGGTAATGTAAAGGATAGAATATGGCGGATTTAGATAGCATTGGACAATTCCCTACCAGCCCTGGCATGGCGGCTGTTAACTTTAAGGCAATTAGTCCTACACAAATTACACAAACCAACAGCGGTAAAATAAGAAGGTATGGATACGGTGTAACTTATTACGAGTGGACATGCCGCTTTGGATCACAAACAGAAGAAAACATGGGACCGCTATTAGGATATATCAGTGCAGCCAAGGGTCCGAGTTTGAGTTTTGAAATAATTTTACCTCAAATAAGTTACAGCAAAAGTACAAATCCACCTAGTACAACACCGCAAACAAATGCCGCATTCAGCAGAGGTGTTACGCAAGTAACATTAGATAACTGCGGTGCAAGTAAACAAGTACTAAGAGGTGGTGACTTCTTTAAATTTAATAATCACACAAAGGTTTACCAGTGTACAACTACCTGTACAAGTAATGGTTCAGGTGTTGCCACATTGAACTTTACAAATGCACTGTTAACAGAGGTACCAGATAACACAGCACTAACTATTACTGCTGTTCCATTTACTGCAATACTAGATGGCGAAGAGCAATCATGGAATGTAGGCAACGGCGGAATTACTAATTTAGATATCGGAATGCGAGAGGTATTTTAATGGCTAAAGATTATGGCGTAGATATTAAAGATGAACTTTATAGAGATCGTGCATTTACAACTGATCTGATTGAGATTCAGTTGAAGAATTCTAGTGGAGGCAATAATTGTTTGTATATTAATTCGGGATCAATCGATATAGACTATGATTCTTCAACTGCACCTGATTCAGGTACAAACACTTATAGTGCTCAGGGAGAATTCCTTGGCATGTCACAAATATCAGAAGACTTTGATGTAGTTGTTGGCAAGTTTACTATTTTTCTGAGTGGACTTCCCAGTAACTATCTTAATTACTTTACAGATGCACCGCCTGAAGGCAAGAGAGTTGTTGTCTATAAGGCATTCCACTCCTTAACAACTTTTGAAATTATTAGTACACCAATTATGATGTTTGATGGTGCAATTTATTCAGTTAGTGTAACAGAAGGATCAAATAGTTGTCAGATTAACATTGATTGTTCTAGTTTATTTGCTGACTTTGAAAGAACAGCAGGTCGTAGAACTAACGACTGGTCAAACTGGTTATACCAGGGACAAACCGTTGATCGTGCATTTGAGAAATCTAGTTTTGTAGGACAAACAGAATTCCTCTGGGGAAGATCCTCATGATAATTCGCAAAATGCAACCTACAGAATTAGATATTACTGTGAACCTATGTGGGTACTATGCAGACGAAGCAAAGATACCTGCAGAAGAATATGATACAGATAGTGTAGTAGACAGTATTAGAATGTATACCATACAACCAGAATATGTATGGTATAATGCCTACGAGAATACAAGACCAGTTGGGTTTATTGCAGGATGTTTAACACAAAAACTCTGGACTAAGGATCAGTTTATTGGTCATATAGATTTTGTGTATTTATTAGACAGTCATCGCACACTGGACAATTTTCGAAGACTTGTTGCAGAATTTGAGCAATGGGCATTGATGATGAAGTGTACAGAAGTCACAGCAGGTGATCTTGGTATTAATGTAGAAAGAACTGAGAAACTTTATCAGCATCTCGGTTACAAGAAAGGCTTGTGGGTCAGCAAGGAGATATCTGAATGAGTAGTCCAGTAAAAGCAGTTAAGAATGTAGTTAAAAAGACAATAAATGTCGTAACTAAAGTCTTTACAGCAGTTGTTAATGTTGCCGCCAGTGTTGTAAGTTTTGTGGCAGAACCATTTATGGGCATGCTTGGTGGCTTGGCTACACCGGATATACCCAGTGGCGGCTCTGAAATGGAAAGACAGCAAGGTGTACTACTACAAAAACAAGGTAGTATTGTTCCTATACCTGTAGTATATGGCTATAGAAAAATAGGTGGTACAGTTACATTTGCAGAAACAGGAAGCACAGACAACAAATATCTCTGGGTAGCCTATGCACTTAGTGAAGGTCCAGTAGAAGGCTTACATGAAATCTTTATTGATGATGTACAATTAAATTCAAAATATGTTGCTAAATTAAATTCAGGACAAACTGTTACTCTTGACGAAGGCAAATATAGTGGCAGAGTGCAATTACAATTCTTCCACGGCACATATTATGATCTAGCAACATCAAGTCCAGTAGGATCAACAAGTATCCTAGCAGATGCTCCTAGTTGGAATACTAACATGAAATACAACGGTGTTAGTGTAATGTTTGCTCGCTATGAATGGAAGAAGATTGTAACGCAGGAAGATGCAGACAACAATCCATTTGGTGGTAGTATTCCAGAATTACAAGTTACAATGCTGGGTCGTAAGGTAGCAAGCCTTACAAAAACAAATCCCCAAAACTATGACTGGGACGAAGGTGCAAGATACAGCACAAACCCTGCAGAGATATTGCTGGATTATATGCGACATCCAAGATATGGAAAAGGCATCAGCAATGACCAGATTGATTGGACAAGCTGGGCAACAGCGGCAAGAAAATGTAATACCACAGTAACTTATGTTACTGACAACACACAGGGTCCTATCCTAACCTGTAACTATGTGTTAGACACATCACAAACTATTTTTAACAATGTTAAAAACTTATTAATGGGCTTTAGAGCCTACATGCCATATGTACAAGGCAAATATAAATTAAAGATTGAAGATGCCGGACACCCAACAAATATTCTTAGCAGTCAAGCCAGTATAGAATTGATTGCAGTTGCTGATCCCTATGGCAAAGCAGAATATTCTGGTAGTACTTGTGATATTATTGGTGATGTGACATATACACGCACAGATAGAAGTGCAAAATATAATCAGGTAACTGTAACTTATGTAGAGCCTACTAAAAAATGGGCTAGTGAACAGGTAGTTTATCCTGAACAGGAAAGCACAAGACTGGCTTATATTACAGAAGATGGTGGTTATGAGAATAAGTTAGAAGTAGCATTTCCTACTATAACAAACTATGCAATTGCCAAAGACATGGCAAGGCTATTGTTTAACAAATCTCGTGGACAAGACTCAGTTAGTCTTAGAGTTACAGCAGAAGCACTAGAACTAGAGCCCGGCGATAATATAAGAATACAGGCTCGTAAATTAAATTTTGGAGACAGTGCATGGCGTGTTATTACTATCAAGTATAACAACGACATGACAGCAGATATTGCTTGCGTTAGGAATCAAGAAGACTTTTATCCCTACACAACTGTGGGGCAACAAGACAAAGTTAAACCACCCTATATTCCTAAGGGCAGTATTAGATATAATCCAAAAACCTTTGTAGATACAAGTGTAGGACTTGCACCACCTAAAAATAGTGTAATAGAAACAACACCTATAGATACAGTAGTTAATCCTGTACCTACAGTACCTAGTGAACCGGGAGATGATGACGAAAGTGCTGGTGGTGGTAACACAGATACACCA